CATAACATCTGCTCTGTTTTGTCGACAGGTGATTTCGAACCCCCTCCCAGCTGCCTGGGAGTAAGCTTTCCTGAAAACGACTTGGGGGTGGGAGTTCAACTCCATGCTGTATGGTGGGTACGCTAGTTGAACATGGATCAGGAAAAGGTAGACAGCCTCTGCCTTCGGGCAAAATTGCTGAGACTTGTGCTCGCCAGCTAAGCTATGATGCTGAAACATATAAGCTTGCAGTTCCCGATAAGGGCCATTTGTTGACACTTGTGTTGACTTGTGGTGGAATACGACGTCCTCGTGAATGATTGTCTTGGTAAAGACGGGGGCGGACGCTTGCTGCAGAAAGTGTGAGCTGACATATCCTTCGGGTGTTCAGTCAGTATATTCAGGAAACCGCACACTTACCTAAGCAACTCTACTTTTGTAGGGGGGAGTAAAAGGTATCTGAACCGAGACTAGGAGTGCCTGCGTGAAAGCGTGGGGCGTATTGATGTGCGCAAAGCTGTGGGGTCGGCCCGCTCCGAAATTACTACCTTGCTAAACCAACATCAAACAAATCCCAGCCCGGAGGGATAAATCCGGGCACACAGGTGACTTTTCAGTTTTCTGGAGCCGAATCCAAAACGAATGACACAAACTCAGAACCAAGCCGCAAACGTGGCAAGAGGGGGAGGGGGCGTAAGGGTCGTGGCGGAAGAAACTTTAGAAGTCGAAGAGAAGGGAAAGCAGAAGGCAACGGCGTAGCGTCCGCGGCTGGCAATTCTGAATCTAAGACCAAGCCATCTAGTGTAGTTGCACCCAGTGCGCCTCGGCGTGCTGGGGGTAGCGAACGGCGTAGTGCGCGTCGTCAGCCTACTAGTAATAGTGCTGAACAACTTAGTAACACTTCCGCTTCGGGGGATGTTGTTGCGCAAAAGCCGGTGCTGCCGTACAGAGTGAAGTCCAAAGATCTTGATGAAATATGCGATTTGTTTGGTCCTCATGCTAACGGCACTGGTGCTATTGGAGTCGCCAATACGTGGAAGGTTCTGGATCTGTTGGGGAAGAAACATTTCCATCCAGACGGTCGGTGGCTACCAAAGTCCAACTTGGGGCGTGGGCATTGCTGTGGTGTAAAGTGGAGGATGTGCATCAACTCACAAACCATTGATTGGTCACGTGAGGACTTTAGGAGGGGGAAACTTATCATTCAATATCCTAGTGGTAGAGAGGGTGAGTTGTCGCTTCACGAACTCCTTAGACGTGAAATACTTGCAGAGTTCCGAGATTTTACATTTTGTGCTCCTTTAGTGAGCGCAGCTCCTTCTAGTTTGGGGATGGTTGGTATACTGTTCGACTTGAGGAAGACGAGGATGTACAAATGTTTTGCGGGAACCGCTGGTGTAATAGCCGGATATTTCAAAACAGGTAGTATGCACTATGTTATAGACGACAGTGTGATGAAAACGGACGGGGGAGCTCCGAGCCACATTCGTAGTCTCATTCCGGTGCCATCTTGCCTGCTGGAGAATCTTTATCCTAAAGCTGCTGGGCGAACACGTGATGAGAAATTGTTGCGTGAACTTATGCGTCACGCTGAGTTAATCGTCAAGCAGTCACCATTGGTTCCTGAAGACGTTCGGGGTATTGTCTCTATGAGACTGGCTTTCTTAGCGATGGTTCACAATCGCCGTTTCGAGGAAGCTATGTACAAGCATATCGTGCCTGGAAGTTTGGCACACAACGAGCTGGTTAGCAAGCTGTGGAGTGGAGTTTACCGCGGATGGAAAATTCGCATGTGGGTGACTTTGTTCTTCGGTTCGTTGGCGTATTTGCGGTGGAATTACCTTGTGCGAAAATCTTGGGGTGGATTGCAATTATTGCTGGGTGCTGTGCCTGGCTTGAAACGTATCACATTGTCAGATGCTGTTGCTTGGTTCTGGAGTGCTATCCGTCCTGCCTATTGGGAGGGCGCGAAGAACAAAGTCGCGGTCTTATTAGCTGCTATCAGTGCTGCAGCTATCTTCACTTGGAACACTGGTTCTAGCAGTGGTTGGGTTCGAGGAAACATTCTTTCACTATTTGGCATGCCTGCTAAGGGGACTTTGTCCGCCACAGGGGTTTTGCAAGTGATTTTGGAAGAACTATCTAAAAGAACTCCTCCTCATGCCGGATGGCTAATACCAGTTGTTGAATGTGCCAGGTGGGGGTGGCGGTATCCTCCAACATTGGTTATGCATATAATATGTGGCAAGCTGCCTCTTCCTTTGGGAGTGTGTGGTCACTTGTTGTTTAATACCTTGGCTGAGCGACAGCAGTCGGCTTTTCTCCGGCAGCCGGTCGAGGTTGATGATGAGTGTGTTGATGAGTTTCAATTGCGTGAAAACGAAGAGGTCGCTAGTGTAAATAAGATCTCTTTGCCTCACGGGTATCCTCTACGAGGTAAATTACCTTGTTGCGAACCTAAACGTCCATATTATTATGTGGCGCTTAGCGTAGAGGGTGTACAAGTAACTGTCTTCAGAAATTGTATTTGTAATGAACGTGCTGCTATCATGAGTAGAGTGACAGCAAAAGAAGACAGCACTAGCAAAACCTGGAAATTTTGGTTCTCCAGGGTCCGCAAAATGGGTCGTGTCGTTAAGGCAGATGTGGACAAGTGGTTGCAACACTTACCATCACGTGCGCGTGGCTTACTCAGCAATAAAGCCACACTCTCATTGGCGCTTACGTCCAAGGATTATATCCAGAAGGCGTTTGTTAAACGTGAGAAGCGCATAAGTGTTGTAGGCACAAGAATCATTAAGCCCAACGCTGCACCACGCCTCATCCAGGGCAGGTCGCTCAATATTAAGATCGCGACAGGTCCTTGGACGTGGTCCTATAGTAAGAAGCTCAAGAGTGTTTATCATCCTCGGGGGCTGTTTCTTTATGCAGGTGGTAGGTCGGCGGAGGAGGTTGGAGACTTTGTATCTTCGATCAAATCCAAAGGTCATCAATTGAGTTCGAGAGCGCTTAGATGTGTGAAGCACTTGGATTCAAACCACCAGCGTGAGGAACTTCTTGCTGGTGCTTGTTGGGTTGCAATTGATTGCAAAAGGTGGGATAGTACCGTAGGTTCGAATGCAATGGAAGCTTTGTATGAGGACTATGTTCACTGCGGTGCTCCTGAGGAAACATTACTAGCTTTGAAACCTCGTAGCGGGGTGAGGAAGGGCTTTACTCAAAACGGTATAAAATACGAGCGCAAGGCACAGGTCTCATCAGGTGATGGAGATACCTCTGGGGGAAACTCTAGACTTCACCTGGTTTTATTGGAGTCGTGTCCTTATGTGCTTGCTGGAATGGTCAGTGGCGATGACGCTTTGATTTACACCGCGTTTCCAGAGTTAGTATGTGACCACTATAGGAAGGGGGGCATGCACCCGGTGCCTGCTCCTGAGATAGACTTTTGTAGTGCATTGTTTTACCCAACTTCCGACGGGACAGTATTGGGTCCAAAGATTGGTAGGATTCTTGCGAAGACGTTCCACTGCATGCATCACCTCCCCGGTAAATACCTCGAGTGGGTGAGGGGTGTGTGTATGTCGTTACGTAAGAGTACTAGCTTTATTCCGATCTTGCGCGTGCTAATTCCGCGTTTCCTCGAACTTACTGAAGGTCGGGGAGAATGGTTAGCAAAAGAGTATGAATACAAAATATGGGCATCACATTGCCATAGTGTCACTGAGCGGACGTGGTCTTTCATGTTGGAGAGATACGGTCTAGGTGAAGCTGAGATCCTCGAGCTTGAAGGGGAAATCAGACGTCTTTCGATTGGAGATCGCTTGACTGGTGACACATGGTTGTCTATAGTAGATAGAGACGCCTGAAAAGGTGTCTCGAGGCTGGCTCGTGTCGTGCGTGCTTGTTAGCCTTCACTCTTTGAAAATGGTGGGCCACTATAAATTTCCACCACAACGTGCAACCTTATGGTCTCAAGGGTCCCTAGAGGACCTGCGGAGTGG